TAAAGATATTGTGGATATTACCAATGATGAATTGAAAATCCCTAAGAAGATTGTCAAACGTATGGCAAAAACACAATTCAAAAATTCATTCCAAACTGAAGTGGCAGAATCAAAAGAGTTTGAAGCTTTATTTGAAAGCATGAACGAGGTGAAATAATGGGTGAAATTAAAACATGGACTGATAAGACTGAATACATTGCTGTATTGAATAAAGAAATTAGTGTATTGAAATCCAGATTCGATCCAAACCAAGAAGGCACCGGACATTATAATACAGCAATAAGTGTTTTACAAAGTCGTGTTGAAGAACTTAAAAAAGATTTAAGTTGGCCTTTCCCACATGCAACAGACTGAAATTCAATTTTTCTTTCCGTTGATGGAGCAAACCAAACTAGATTTGGATTTTACTCCGTGTGAACAATGGATTGCAGAATGGCGAAATAGACAATGGAGTCCTGTCACACTTGATGGCAGTTACTTGATTACTAGTGGTGGTACAGGTGTCACCAGTTGGATAGGTGCTACCAGTTCGTGGCAAACCGAGTTTGTTATAAGACCTAGTGAAAAGAATGTTGGTAAGTGGGAAATCACAGACTCTATGTTTGTGTATAGACCCACTAAACCAAATGCCGTCATCAGATTTATGGCCAAGTATCTTCTTGGCTTTAAATGGCATGACGAATAAATTGGAGATATTCTCCAATACGAGAACTTTAGACCGTTCTTGTTTTTTTTAATCGTAACAAAAGGAGATAAAATGTTACACGCTATCACAAAGGTGGTGGATTCACATCCAAAATTAACACCAAAAAAAATAAATCATTTCAAATCTAAATTAGGAAAACCATTGGATTCTTATCCAAATTACCTTCCTTTTTATGAAGATTTGTTGATTAACAAATCACTAAAGCCTGGAAATTCATATATCGTACTAATCAAAGTAAAACATCTTTTTGCTGATGACAAATACAATAGAATTGATGAATTGAATTTGACTAAGGTTATGGAAAATCTTGAATCACTTAAAGGATTTTCATATAGCGCAGCAAATACTCTAGTTGCTTATTTGAGACCTGATGGTAAATTAGTTTTAACGCAAGGTAACCATCGTGCAGCAAAATGTTACCTCACTCAAGGTCCTGATGCCTATGTTGTAGTTAATGTTTTTGTACACGCTTCAATAACAATTGAAGAATGTATTGAAATTGAATCAATAAACTTCACAACCGACAACAATTTGCGTTGGAATATGGTTCAAAAGCATAAGTTTAAAGGCAACTTTCACGCAAAACAAACTAAAGCTGTTGAACTATATAATTTTGTAAAACCTTTTGGTGTTTCTATTGCAGGAACAAATGAAGGTGATTATGTGGCCACACACACTTTTGAATCCTATGGCAACTTAGAAGAAGCTATAGGACTTGATGATACAAAAACTAAAGAATATGTAACTAAAGCTTTAATTTCCTTGACAACACATTTGAAAAAGGAAAAAGATATTAAGGGATTTTTGTTTGTTGGTTTAGTCTTATTTCAAAAAGTTTTCAACACTCGTTTGGATAAAATTCAAAAAAACAACGCTTCAATTTGTTCGTTCAATGATTTTATTAAATATATATTTGAAGAACGTAAAATGTTTAATGGATCTGGACCATCGACTACACAATCCGATATTGTCGAAGATTCTGGTGGAATTAAGGTTCGTGAATTTTTTGCTTCCAGATTCGTAGTTCTTTTCAATGAGTATTGTTTCAGTAGAAACATTGATTTTAAACGTGGTGGTTTAAAAGGAAATTGTGCTATTCCAGAAACTTGTGATGAGTGGAAAACATTAGTTGAAAATTTATCAGCAGTTAAAATGAGACTATTATCAGCTGAACGTTTCTAATTGACTTGACATGGCCTTCGGGCCATGTTATAATTTTATTTTATATTATGGAGTATTTGAATGTCACACATTTTATGGGTCGAGAAGTATCGTCCTAAGACCATCGAAGATTGTATTCTTCCTGATGGCATCAAGGCCACATTTCAGGAGTATGTAAACCGCAAAGAGATTCCCAATCTCTTGTTGGCTGGTTCTGCTGGTGTTGGTAAAACCACAATTGCAAAGGCTCTCTGTGAAGAAGTCGGTTGTGATTACATTATGATTAACGGTTCAGATGAATCAGGTATTGATGTTCTACGGAACAAAATCAAGAACTACGCATCATCTATGTCCTTGTCAGGCGGCCGCAAGGTTGTTATCATTGACGAAGCAGACTATCTAAATCCAAATTCAACTCAACCTGCGTTGCGTGGTGCTATCGAGGAGTTCTCATCCAACTGTTCGTTCATCTTCACATGTAACTTTAAGAACAGAATCATTGACCCGATTCATTCACGTTGTACCGTTATTGACTTTAAAATCAATGGCAGTAAACAGAAGATGGCTGCAGGATTCTTTAAACGTGTTGAATGGATTTTAGAACAAGAAGGTGTTACATACGATAAGCAAGTGGTTGCTGCCGTTATCACCAAACATTTTCCCGATAATCGCCGTGTTCTGAACGAACTACAACGTTATAGTGTTAGTGGCACAATCGACAAAGGCATCTTGGCCTCGGTTTCTGATGTACAGATGAGTGAACTGGTGTCTTCTATTATGAACAAGGACTTCACTTCTTGTCGAAAATGGACTACAAACAACCTCGACAACGATATCACCAGAATCTTTAGAAACATCTATGATTCATTGTATGAGAAGTTGAAACCCAACTCTGTACCACAAATGGTACTAATTTTGGCTAAGTATCAATATCAGTCAGCCTTTGTTGCAGACCATGAAATCAATTTGATTGCCTGCCTTACAGAACTAATGGTTGAATGTGAATTCAAATGAGTCCGTTCGACTATGCCGATTACATCCTGAGAAAGAAGGTGCCGGATGGTGAATTGGACTACAAAGATTATGCACCTTTCCTAATCAATAGGTCTCTCTCCAACCACTTAGATTGTGTCTTGTATGTCAATGACATGAACTTGTGGCCAGGTATTGACAAAGACATGCAATACCAGTATCTTCTAAATAGTATCAGGCCTATGAAACGTAAATTCGTTCCGTGGCAGAAGGCCGATTCTGATAAGGATATTGAGTGTGTGAAGACCTATTTTGGTTACTCTAATGCCAAGGCCAAAGAGGCCCTACGTATTCTTACTGATGAACAAATCGCTGATATAAAAACAAAAATAGATACAGGCGGAGTGAAGAATAATGATAGACATTAAAGATTTAGTTGAAGTGACATTGGATGACAAAGATGATTTTTTAAAGGTACGTGAGACACTGACCCGTATTGGTGTCGCCTCCAAGAAAGACCAAACATTATACCAATCTTGCCACATACTCCACAAACGTGGTCAATACTACGTGGTACATTTTAAAGAACTATTCGCCTTAGATGGCAAAACAACAGACATTACCGAAAACGACCTATCACGCAGGAATGCTATTGCAAACCTATTGGAAGATTGGGGCTTGGTAAAGTTAGTGAATAAAAAACAAACCGAGGTGCCACCACCTATTTTCCTGTCACAGATTAAAATATTGTCACACAAGGAAAAGAACGATTGGCAACTTACACCAAAGTATAATATTGGTAAGAAACCAAATGGTGGTTGACAACTAGTATAAATACTGATATAATAGTCCCATCGGGATGGGAAAAGTCAAAGGTGGAACCTGGTCCTACCGAGACTTAATACTCCAGGAAAAAGGTGCTCCACCTACCTTAGGAGCGTTAGTAAAACGGGCAGACGTAACTGCCGCTGGATAACGTAACCAGTACTTTAACCGATACGCCTTCGGGGTATCAATTTTTAATCTCGCTTTTAGGAGAAACTTATGACTAATCTTAAAGATTATTTCGGTGTCGATTTCGGCAAAATTCAACCATTCACCGTGGGATTTGATGACACAATGTCAATCATGCGTGAAGCTGCAGCGGCTGCATCTAAAGCCGTATCTTATCCTCCATACAACATCAAACAAGTATCTGCAAACAAGTACGTCATTGAAATGGCTGTTGCTGGTTTTGCTAAGTCTGATATTGAGATGACTTTGGAAGGAAACAAACTTGTAATTAAAGCTGCATCTAAAGACGCAGAGGAAGAAGAATATTTGTACAAAGGCATTGCCAACCGTGCATTTGAACGTACCTTCACTCTCGCAGACAAAGTTGAAATCAAAGATGCAGAGTTGATGAATGGTATGTTGAAAATTTGGCTAGAAAACATGGTCAAAGCACAAGATGCTATTAAGAAAATTTCAATCAAGGCCAAAGAATGAAAAGATTTCTACAAAGCATACTTGAAGCCATACAGGCCATCAAGAAACACAGGTCAGACGATACCTTAAAAGGTAGATAACCATAAGGGGTCTTGACAGACCCCTTTTTTTATGTTATAATATATACATTATGAAAACTGAAAAACAATACATCAAAAAAGTTCGTGTTAAAACCACGTTGGAGAATTACTACGTTTGTTCACCAGAGACTAAAGAGATTGATGGTGTTCAATTTGTTTACGTAATTAAGAACATTGGTATTAGGGAAACACCTAAATTAATGCGGAAAGAATCATTAGAATATATCAGATAAGGGCTGATAGCTTAATGGTAAAGCAGTGAACTCATAATTCATTGAGTCTAGGTTCAATTCCTAGTCAGCCCACCAATTTTAAAAAAACATGAAAACAAAATTTCGTAATGCATATATGAAAGTTGCCGAGACATTTGCAGAATTGTCCTCGGCTCGTAGACTTCATGTTGGTGCTATTGTAGTAAAGGACGACCGCATCATAAGTATTGGTTATAATGGTATGCCTTCTGGTTGGGATAACAACTGTGAAGATAAAATCTATTGTGATGATGGTGATTGTTTAGAACAACAGTTACCAAAAGAATCAGATACATGGAAAAAATATAAACTTAAAACCAAACCAGAGGTGCTTCATGCGGAAACAAATGCAATCGCTAAGTTGGCAAAGTCTACCGAATCTGGTATGGGTGCTACTATGTTTATCACCCACGCTCCATGTTTGGACTGTGCCAAACTTATCTACCAAAGTGGTATTAGCAGTGTTCTATATCGGAACTCTTATCGGAGTGATGATGGTATCGAATTCCTACAAAAAGCATCAGTCTGGGTAGAAAAAATCTAATTCTCCTAAATAACTTAGGGTAATTATGCCCTTAGGAGACCAGGATGATTATTCGTGTGGTTAACTGTCCAGACAAAGATTTTAAGCCCTTTGTTGAAAGAGCAGCCCAATTCTTCGCTAAAGAATTGATACCAAATACACGAATAAGAAATAATTGTATAACAGAAATTAAATTTTGTACCAAAATAACTGAATATGGTTTTGCTAGTATTGAAGATTATAATACAAAAAAACTACCTAGACAATTCCTAATAGAAATTAATCCAAATATTGGATCCAGAAGAATACTGGAAACCTTGGCGCATGAAATGGTTCATGTGAAACAATATATTGATGGTGAAACAAATGATGAGTTGACCAGATGGCGAGGTAAAAAGGTTGATCCAGATAAGATTGATTATTGGATTCAGCCATGGGAGATAGATGCTTACGGCCGTGAACCTGGACTTATTACAAAGTTTGCTGTATCAGAAAATCTATGGGAAACACTTGATGATTTTGTTGATCCATCTGGTCCAATAATTTACAATCCAATCGCATGGAAAAAATAAAATATGTCGCATCCAACCCAACAAGAGTTTGTAAAAAAGTTATCATCGGATTTTCCACAAAACTTCAATAACATAAAGATGTTAGAAGTTGGTAGTTTAAATATCAACGGTACCATGAAGATACATTTTAATGAATGTGAATATGTTGGTGTTGATGTTGATGCAGGAAAAGATGTTGACTTAGTTTGTGAAGGCCAGCTTGTCGACCATGCAGATGGCACATATGACACCACAGGTTCTTGTAATTGTTTCGAACACAATCCACATTGGATAGAAACATTTCAAAACATGTATCGTATGACCAAAAAAGATGGATTAGTTTTTATCGTAGTACCAACAACAGGTTATCCTGAACATGGTACATCTAATAAAGCACCAAATGATAGTCCTTTAACCATTGCAAAAGGTTGGGAACATTACAGTAATCTTACAGAAGAAGATTTTCGTAAAAACTTTGATATGGATAGTATGTTTCATACTTACAAGTTTGAAACAAATAAGACTCCCGAATTATTTTTTTACGGATTTAAAAAATAATTTTAAAAACCGCTTGCCAAGACATAAAAGTTCCTATATAATAACACTATGACAAATTTTAAACACATATCCTTTACGTTACATCCAGAGTATCGCACAATTAATTGTGGTGATAGCTCATGGGCGCCGACTGGGTTTTGTGTAAAGAGAGAGAACTAATACATAAGTTCTAAAAAAGACTCCAAACACAAGACCCTAGACCTAAAAAATCTAGGGTTTTTTGTTTGTTGTTTCAATACAACACAGTGGTTGCCAGGTCATCGAATCTGGTATACAATACACACTGTTCTTTAAAAATTTGTCGTAGTTTATTGGGGTATAGCATAGTGGTAGTGCTGCGGACTTTGAATCCGTAGGTCCTTGTTCGATTCAAGGTACCCCAGCCATATAAAAACACATTACCCCTGACAGCGGCGTACCCGTGGAGTCAATGGGAGTCTTGCAAGCTAGTGTGTTTCTATATGGAAGATGATGCAGCGGGGTTGGTCCTGCGACTGGCCTTGAAAACCAGGTTCTCAGAAATGGGATGGGGTTCGACTCCTCCGTCTTCCGCCAAACATAGAAGGTTGCCCGAGCGGTTAAGGGAGCAGTTTGCTAAACTGTCGTTGCGAAAGCGGCGCATCGGTTCGAATCCGATACCTTCTGCCAAAACATGCCAGCGAGACTGGGTAGTCAGAGAGGTTTTATAAACCTTTTAGCGCCAGATTAGCGTTCTTGATAGGGTTCGAATCCCTACGCTGGTACCAAATGAAAGATGATTATGTGGAAAATTAAAATTGAAAATGGAATGATATTAAATGCAAGTCCAACATTGGAAGATGCAATGAACTTTGCAAAAGGTTACGGCAAGTTTGTAACCATCACCAATGATGAAATGGAATTTGTAGGTAAATTCGGTGTTGATACTATCAAGGACGGAAAGTGTCCTGATGGAGTTGATTACACTTGGATGAAACGAAGAAACATGTAGGTGTGACCCGAAAGGCTAGGGAGCAGATTGCAAATCTGTTACATGCAGGTTCGATTCCTGTCACCTACTCCAAACATGTTGTAGAAATACAACACAGTGGTTGACAATGATTCATGGTTGTGTTATACTTCATCTATGAATTGAGAAATCAATCAAACGTTCTTTAAAAATTTGTTGTAGTTAATGCTCCGTTCGTCTATCGGTTAGGACGCTGCCCTTTCAAGGCGGAAAGACCAGTTCGATTCTGGTACGGAGTACCATTTGTTTTGTTGATGTAAGCGCTTGAGTAAACGTCAACTCTAACTAACTATGTATATAAACGGTAATGCTGCAGCTAAGTCCGTTGAGCATAGCAAATAGTGCGTCAGCAAAACAAATGGTAGTTATGGGGGTATAACTTAGTGGTAAAGTAGTAGGCTTTTAACCTATTAACCAGAGTTCGATTCTCTGTACCCCTACCAAAAAATTTGGAGACACGGCAAAGTGGGAGAGTTGCGGCAGACTGTAAATCTGTTCCTTCGGGTGAGTAGGTTCGAATCTTACTGTCTCCACCAAATCCCGTTACTATTTTCGTTAAAATAGCGTTTGATTAGCGATAGAGATCCGGTGGCAGAAAACCGTAAGCGTGAGGATGGAAACTACCCTTAACAGGCTCTGATAGGCAGATTTCTAACTGCACACAGACTTTGAATAAATTGAATATAGTGTGAATCACTCAATTGGGGACTGGCGTGGAAACCGGTAGCCCCATACTAATTTGGTCTGTTCGTATAATGGTCATTACTGCGGATTGTCTATCCGCTTACAGGGGTTCGATTCCCCTACAGACCGCCAAATGTTGTTGTTAAGGAAATGAAAATGAATATAAACGATATGGTTGGAAAAGTGTTCACATCGGTGACACAAGATGGTCGTGAAATGGTGTTTGCTAATGATACTGAAAGATTTAAATTTTTGCATTGGCAAGATTGTTGCGAATCGGTTTACATTGAAAGTATTGTAGGCGAGTTATCAGATTTAGAAGGTGAACCACTTTTGATTGCTGAAGAAGTATCAGGTGAAATACCAGAACCTGAAGAAGGTGAATACATTGAATCTCGCTCATGGACATTTTACAAATTTGCTACACGCAAAGGTTATGTTGATGTTCGTTGGTTAGGAGAATCAAACGGTTATTATTCTGAGTCGGTAGATTTAGAATACGAGTTAGTATAAGAATATTCCAGTGTAGCACAGCGGTAGTGCAGTTGACTGTTAATCAATTGGTCGTAGGTTCGATCCCTGCCACTGGAGCCAAGCCGTTCCGCTTTGTTAGCGGATACTGTGACCCGCAGGATAGAAGTGAGGTGACTCTCAAGGGTGGTAGTCTTTTTACCGAAAGGCCGCTGGCAATGCGTTAACGATCCTGGTCGGGAAGCGGGTGGAGGTTATGGGTGTATTCCCCTTGAAAGAGGACATGTTTACAACTATGATATAATTACCGCCGCAGGATGCAGAGCACTTAATTTCGCCCTATTAGTATAATGGCATTACACCTGTTTTGTAATCAGGTTACGGCAGTTCGATTCTGTCATGGGGCACCAGTTTTTCTCTCTGAAGCGTTATCAGGTTGCGTACACGGTTTGGGGCCGTGTGGTCAAGGTTCGAATCCTTGCAGGGAGACCAGTTTTTTTGGGGGCAGCAGTGGGCTGCGGCGTTCCCTTGCAAGGATCGTGACTAGAAGGATTCGATTTCCTCGGCCTCCACCAATTAGGTTCAGTAGCATAGTGGCAGTGCAGCATCTTCATACGGTGCGTTGTGTGAGTTCGATTCTCACCTGAACCACCAATTTATGGGCGATTAGTAAAATGAATATTACACAACGCTACGAACGTTGAGGTGGGAGTTTGATTCTCTCATCGCCCTCCAAAATGCCGAGGTAGCTCAGTGGTAGAGCAGCGTCTTGATAAGGCGTTGGCCAAGAGTTCAATTCTCTTTCTCGGTACCAAATATCTCGCTGGTGTAATGGCAGCATAGCGGTCTCCAAAACCGTTGGTTGGGGTTCGAGTCCCTAGCGGGATGCCAATTTTAAAAAAGGTGATTAATATGAAAAATTTCAATATAGAAGAAGTCAGACAATACCTTGCAAATCAAGGTCCTGATACCAAGGTTTATCTTGGTGCCGATTCTGAAAGAATCAGAGTAAATGGTGTTTGGTATGCTGACTATGCTCTAGCAGTTGTAGTTCATATTGATGGCCGCCATGGTTGTAAGATTTTCGGATATGTTCACCGTGAATTGGATTACGACCATAAGAAAAGTAAACCTGCTATGAGGTTGATGACTGAAGTTTATAAAGTTTCAGAATTGTTCCAATCATTAGCAGAAGTGTTGGAAGATTATCATGTTGAAGTTCATTTAGATTTGAACAAAGATGATGTACATGGTAGTTCGTGTGTTGTCCAGCAAGCGATTGGTTATATCAAAGGTACATGTAACATGACACCAATGGTTAAACCAGATGCACCTGCTGCAAGTTTCTGTGCTGACAGATTGAAAAGAATTCTAGCAGAACAAGAAGCACTTTAATAATATGGAGAAATTAGTTTAGTGGTAAAACCACGGGTTGTGATTCCGTTATCACCAGTTCGATCCTGGTATTTCTCCCCAAATATGCCCCGTTAGCTCAGTGGTAGAGCAGTGCTTTTACACGGCGAAGGTCGGCAGTTCGAAACTGTCACGGGGTACCAACATGCTGCTTTAGCTGATGTGGTCATAGCGGTGGTCTGAAGAACCATTGAAAGAGGTTCGATTCCTCTAGGCAGCACCAATACACCCAAGTGACGGAATAGGTATACGTACTTGATTCAAAATCAAGGTTATGTGGGCTCGAATCCCACCTTGGGTACCATGCTCTTATAGGTAAATGGCATACCACATCCATGGTAAGGATGTATCCTAAGTTCGATTCTTAGTAGGAGCACCAACTTGTTTTAATGTTGTTAAGATAAATTCTTTTTCTTGTGTGATATATAATTCATCATCTTCAAAAGTTTTTATCTTAGTATCATATGATGGAACAAATTTAGAATCAACACAGTAGTAACCATTAGGTTCATATGCTTGATGTGCATATAATCCGTAAAACATTTCTACTGTAGGTCTTTTTGAAGTTGGTATCATATGGATATTTATTGCCCCGATGGTGGAATTGGTAGACACGCTGGTCTTAGAAGCCAGTGCTTCGGCGTCCGAGTTCAAGTCTCGGTTGGGGTACCAAACAATCTGGCGTTAGTATAATGGATAATACAGTAGGCTTCTACCCTTCTAATGGGAGTTCGATTCTCTCACGCCGGACCATTTAACAAGGAGTTTATTATGCCATCAGTTTTCTTAGTAAGTGACACACACTTTGGTCACGCTGGTGTGTGTAGATTTCTCCGTGATGACGGTGTGACAAAGCTTAGGCCATGGGACAATCCTGATGAGATGGATGAAGAAATGGTGAAGCGATGGAACGAAACAGTAAAACCAACTGATAAGGTTTATCATCTTGGTGATGTTGTTATCAATCGTAAAGCACTTAACATCATGTATAGACTTAACGGTGACAAGGTTCTTATCCGTGGTAACCACGATATCTTCCGTGATGAGGAATACAGACAACACTTCCGTGAACTACGTGCTTATCATGTAATGAACGGAATGATTCTGTCTCATATTCCAATTCATACAGAAAGTCTTGGTCGTTTTGGTGTTAACATTCATGGTCATCTACATTCTAATCGTGTTCAGATTCGTGGGTTCAATGGTAAACCAATGGGTATTGATAACAGATACCATTGTGTTTGTGTTGAACAAACAGATTTTAGACCGATTCTTTTCGAAGATGTTATCAAACGAATTAAAGAAGAAGGTGGTGAGGTCGGTTTCAAAAGTGGAAACGACCGTGCTATGTGATGCGAGTATGGGGGAATTGGTAGACCCAGCAGACTTAAAATCTGCCGCCTTGTGCGTACCGGTTCGACTCCGGTTACTCGTACCAAATTTGGAGAAGTTATGAGAGTTTTAGCTATTCATAGTGAACACGCAGTACATCATTCGTCATGTTGCATATATGATGGTGATTCTATTTTTTATTTCTTAGAAGAAAGATATAGTGGAAACAAACACGATCCAAAATTAGCCAATTGTTTATTCAATGCTTTAAAAACAAATTTGTTATTTGATAAAATTGTTTTCAGTGAATTTCATAATTTAGAAGTTTCGAACAATGATAATTATGATGAGGTACTATTAAAGAAGATATCTAAATCTTTACCTTACATGACAAAACTTTCATTGACAGAACCTATGAAATTTTATGATGCTAATCCAGAAAACATAGAAGAACAAATTGTAACAACCGATGAAATTCTTTTGCCAGATTCTTTAAATAATTTAGATAACTATGATTCAATATTATCCGAATGGCAGAAAATTTCCACTGAGGCAAAAAAGTTTTTACTGTCATACTATAGAAAATATAACCATTTTCCTATTATTGAATATGATAGTAAACATCATCGCAGTCATGCCTCATTGGCTTTTTACAATAGTGGTTTCGACCAAGCAATTATGTTTGTTGCTGATGGCGCAGGCGAAGTAAATTTTGCAACAACGAATGATGGTAAATTTCTTACTTATAAAGAAGTAGAATCATTATACGTTGGAAATTATCCGAGTTCAATAGAACCAATTTATAAAAATTTTGGTTCTTATGAAGGACACGATTACACAAAAGAACTAGCAAGATGGAAAAAAAGTTATCCTGATTGTGAAGTTGTTTTTGGAAATTATATGGGTATAGGATTTCTGTACGGGTCTGGCGCTGTTCATATGAATGAAACAATGGATGAAGCCGGCAAAGTAATGGGACTATCTTCATACGGAAAACCATCAAACAATAATTATATTAAAAATAATTACTTTGTTGACTCAGACCAATTTTATTGTTCAGCACATGATTTTTTGCCAATATTTGAACCACCAAATGGTTATTCAGAAAACTTCAAATACAAACCAGTACACGAAAATACACTAACACAAAAAGGTGGTCCAGAAACAACGATTGCTTTAAAGACATTGCCTTTGCTAAAAATTATCACCAAAAATAATTATAAGCCATATGCAGACTTTGCAAAAGACCTGCAATTACAGACTCAAGAAATTGCTTCAAATCTAATTGAGAAGGCAATAAAGAAAACAGGTATAAAAAAGGTTTGTGTTTCTGGTGGTTATGGTATGAATATACTTTCAAATTCATATTATGTGAAGAAATTTCCTGATGTTGAATTTTATTTTGAACCACTATCAATTGATACCGGTATTTCAATTGGTTGTGCTTTATATCATTATCGTAAAGAAACGGGTGACTGTACTGTTAGACCAGTTAAAAACATTTCGTTTCATGGTTCAAAACATGATGTTACTCCGTATAAAGGTGTTGATGCATCATTGACTGATATTGCAAAATTGCTTTATGATAATAAATCGGTTGCAGTATATACAGGTCTGGCTGAAGCTGGCCAACGTGCATTAGGCAATCGTTCGATTTTGTTTAATGCTCTAAATGCTGATGCGAAGGACATTGTTAATAAAATTAAACGTAGAGAATGGTACAGACCATTTGCTGCTGTTGTACTAGAAGAAGATGCTGAGTTATATTTCGATATGGGTAGAACCAAAAAGAATTTGTTTATGACACAATCATTTGATGTTAAAACCGATTTAATTCCTGGTGTCACCCATGTAGATAACACATGTAGAGTACAGACCGTATCCGAAGGATACTTGTATGACCTTTTGGTTGAATTTAAAAAACTTTCTGGACATGGCATACTATTGAACACCAGTTTTAACCTTGCCGGCAAACCTTTGGTAGAAACACCAAAGCAAGCCATAGAAACTTTAAATACTTCAGTATTAGATTATCTTTGGTTTGAGGAAACAGGACAATTAATTACCTAAAAAATATGCTTGACAAGACAATGTAAAGCCTATATAATACACACATGATGCGGGTATGGTGCTAGTGGTAACACAAGACCTTGCCAAGGTTTAGTTGAGGGTTCGATTCCCTCTACCCGCTCCAGTATAGAATTGCAGGGTTAGTTTAATGGTAAAACTCCATCCTTCCAAGTTGGTGTCGTGGGTTCGATTCCCACACTCTGCTCCATTTAATGCGGTTTGTAATAGTACGATATAAGGTACCCCCTTATGTTAACTGAGCAAAGCAGTAGACCGCTCCATTTTGAGGACACTATGAATATTAAACCCTTGCATGATAAAGTATTGATTGAACGTATTGAGAATGTCAAAGAGACCGCTTCAGGCATCATCCTAAAACATTCCGAAGATCCAGATAAAGCAAGAGTACTTGCAGTTGGTCCGGATGTTACAGAAGTCCAGGTCGGTGATGTGGTTCAACCAGACTGGGGTAAGGCCGCAGCAGTGCAAGATTATTTCGTGGTGAAGATTGAAGATATAGCTTACATCTACGGAGAGTAAACATGTCTGCTGGTGGTAAAGGTTCTAGTCCAAGGCCGTTTAGTGTTTCACAGGAAACATTTGGTAATAACTACGACAATATTTTTAGAAAAAAATCACTAAAAGAATTAGAAGAAGATAAAATCGAACAAGAAGAATTTGATAGAATCTTAGAGGAAAATCTAGAACGTCAAAGACGGGAAAAGTCTTTAGATGCCATGGTGGCAGAAAATCAAAGATTAGGTTTATACGACAACTAATACAGCGGGTTGGTGAAATGGTATCACAGTGGGCTCATAATCCTCAGTTCCGGTTCGACTCCGTGACCCGCAACCACTAATCCTTATACACTTCATATATAAATTCCGCTTCAGGAATTCTTGTCTTTGTATTCTTACTACCCAATACAACAACCACTCTATCACCTTTACTTGTGTCTAATAGAATCGTGATACATCCACCAGATTCATTTATAAAACCAGTCTTACTGACTATTATATTTTGATAGTGTACTATCATTGGGTTTGTATTTCTAAAAACAAACCATTTCTTCTTTACTTTTATTTTTATTTCTAACTTGCGGCTAGCATAAACTATGTTGCTATATTCCGCCGCTTTCTTTGTCAGTATCACCAGTTCTCTTGCAGTACTAACATTCCTTTCATCCAGTCCTGTTGGTTCATAAACAATTGATTTTTCCATTTTTAATTGTTTCAACTTATCATTCATAGCCTTAACGCAAGCCGGCATACCACCAGGATAATGTTCACATAGTGTATATGCGGCTCTATTACTACTGTGTATCATAGTCATAGAAACCAAATTTGCTCGACTGATAGTTTGGTTTTTTACTGGCAACCTGTCTCGTATTTTTGTAGTCATTGTCAACATCTGGCTCATGTTAGGATTCGTATCCATCACAACCATGACAGTTAACAATTTTGTTATACTGGCAATAGGCCTAATCTTATCATAATCTTTACCACCTAATATAGTGCCATTTAAATCCGACACAATCCAGGATTTGGCTGTGAAGAATTCTGCTTTGACTGGTGATTGACCAAGAAGTATGGTGAAAAATAACAGAGTAATAAAAATTCTATATAACAATCGAAGGCTCCATATGGATTAAATATCATGGTGCAGGTACTCTAGACTTACAAGCCCTAGCATTGTTTATAGAAGTTGTATGCACAAGTTTACTTCCTCTTTTTTGATTATTACATTTATATTCACAAACTTGTATTCCTTTTGGATCCGTAAAACTTCTTTCCAAATTACAATAAGCACCAGTATCTTCTGAAATGCTTTTTGTATATATGATAGCATCCGGCATCAAGTTTATATTGATGGTTGGATGTGTAATCATAAGTGTTGCACTAGTGGTTAATAAAGTGAATAAGAGTTTATTTTTCATCTTCCTACGTATACCTTTGGTAGTGCTTCTAATTTACGTTGATATTCAGATTTGGGAATTAATCCGTCACCATATTGTGGATACTTCTGTTGTCTATCATATGCTACCCACATAAACACACCAGCCATAACAAAAATTATAATCATAACAGCAACGCCTGTAACAAATTCATCTCTGATTTTTCTCATTCGTGCGGCACGGCGTTTTTCTAGTATTGCTTCTTGTTTCATTTGTTTGATGAGAAGAACCTTTTGTTCTTTACCCATCTCTTTCATCATTTCTTCCACTTCGGTATATAAAGCACCGAGCTCTGGAGGACTTTGATAAATCATCAACTCACGCAAATCAATTGACATTTGTTCTAACTGTTTACGCATAAGCACACGTTGTAAGGCACGTTTACCTAATGATGCATCTCCGGTATAAACTTGTGTCTTAGCATTTTTTTCTTCTTCTTCAAAAACAGCCATACACTTATAGAAGTTATCATAGTATGTGCCTAGGTGTTCACCAATCTCTTGATAGATATTGGTAGTTTCTCCACCCTTTTTGTTTAGTTCAATTACACGATTTTTTTCCGCAACGTAAGCATTTCTTTGTGATACACTTGCAGGTTTTTCTGGTGGATGAAGCTTTTTGAACTGGTCGTCAAGATCCTTGAGGACGTCCTTGACTTCCCCAGCTGCACCTTTAATATCTTTGTATAGTTTACATCCGGCTTTGACTGCCGAAACCGCACCATTTGCGAGAGCAAAGAGTGTGAATGGATCCATTTCTTTTTATACCATTTTTTTTACTTGACATTATAACAAAAAAATGATATAATCTACATTCAGGTCACACTATATAATTATTTAGGATAGGATTAACATGAAAATATATGCAATGAAATTAGTAACTGGTGAAGAACTTATTGGTGAAGTTGAAACGGAGAATGAAAATGAAATGGTGATTAAGA